TGGGTATCCTTACCTAGGGGTCATTTCCATAATAATATGGAATGTGGACATCCAGTCACACATTTCATTGGCTAATCGCCAATCCCTACCGTATACATCCGATTTACCAAACTTAACATCGCACTTTACGTACCAGTTCTTCCGTTGTATAGAAACACGGAAACACGGACCTATTGGTGCTATGTAATCAAGTTTGTAACGGCGATGTTGTTGCTCGTGTAACCATGTATATTCTACATAATTACCCGGCAAAACATCACCGTTCGGAGTATACCCACTCCTAAGTCGGTGACGTACCTTCTTAGGCCGATTGTGTACTCTAATGGTATCCTTAATGGACCCTTTTGGAGTATACAGAGACGAACATTCACCACGCATTATACTCAAATGGAGGAGATAATCGTATGCTAAATCGGGTTGGGGGCGAATCAAGTACTTACTAGCAATGCTAGCACAATACTTGTAACGACCAACAATCCCAAACACACGAAACCCAACATCCTCTGCACAATGCATTGGAACAAATACTCGCCACTTTCGGGGTACTAGACCTACTAGCATTGATAGTGTATGGTATGGTAAAGGCAGATCATGCCTACCACACCAGTCCACTATCTTGTTCCATGCTACGTAGACGTCAGTCTTACTATTCAGTTTCTGGATGTAGACACCACGGACGTTATACCCATTAACCCAATCTGTACCACAGGATTCTCTAAAGTTTCCTGTATTATAAGATTTAAGTTCATTAGGCAACATACCGTAGGCCTTAAGGAGGTTAAAAATAAGACCGTATGCACGAGTGTGGCATACGATATCATCTCCAAACACACTTAAGTTACAACCTCGACCAGATAGTCGAACAGGTATGCCCAGCGCCTTATAAGCGACAGTGCATATTGCCAGGAAAATCAAAGTTTGCAAAGGAAAGGTTGTCCCGTAACCCATTGTATTACACATGTGTAAAGGACAGGGTCTTCCCCTAACAACGACAGTATCGCACCGAAGCAGATCAATCCACCATGAGACATGGATAGGGAGTATTTTGTCCCCGACCCAGATTCTATGGTAAATTGTATCGCTGGCTGACGTACTGTCAAGTGTTGATTGTTTTCCATTGATGCTTCCTTTCTTGGCAAGATATCGATTGATGTTGGGCCGCTCAGAGAGGTTAACTCCAAGGCGCTCTAGACATCGTTCCAAGCTACGTGCAACCCCCTTGTCTGTAAAAACTTCAAGACAAGGGAGGGTTATCACGATGCGAGATATCTCACTGTTCTTTGGTACCGGTGTGAGCTTTCCACCTGTTACTTGCACGAAACCTCCTGTTGCATCGAGCCTATCATATAGACCCGACCAGGTTTGGGAACTTCGACAAGCCGCCCTAAAGAGGCGGAGAACGGACGGGTTCGAGTATGTTACACGCCCTTGAAACTTCTCAAAGAAAGAAGTTCCAGAGGAAGCAACACTCGAACCAGGACCAACGTCACACTGCGAGAACACAACATTTGTATCAAATAATTCAGGAGGCATAACCTCGAGAAAATACTCTCTCAATTGTTGGTCAAAGAACTGCCTGAGAACCGAATCAGGGATCACCCGATCATTGATTTCAAGAAACAGGTCTATTGCAGCGTCATCTGCCTTCTTACTATTCATAATGAATTTCTTAGTAAGTGACTTCTGACAATACTCTAGGGCAAGATTTTGCTCTAAAGTAAGGGAACGTGTTGAGCGAATAGTTTCGACATCAACTTCAAAGGTAGTTTGTAAAGAGCCAGACAGAGTGGTCATAGCAATCTCCATGGTTGGTTAAATATTAAAGCGACCCAGAAACAATTGAGTCGCCAAAACTAGCAGAACATTGACTTAGGGCACCAAAAGTGAGCGATAACATAGCTCTGATTTCGGATGCACTTGTAGTCTCTGCGCCTGCTGGAATTGATATTTCACCTCGGAGTACCGAAACAAATTTTCGGGTATCCGCGCCATTGACAGGCATCCCTTTCCGCACAACATATTTCCATACGTTGCGCTTAGGGACACCTGATAATACACCCACACCATTAATCGCGGGAGAGGCATTAAAGCCCTTCGGACGAAAAAAGGTGATAGTAAAAGGATTATCGGCTGCAGTTTGTGCAGTCGCAGTCCCTTGGGTGCCTGTTAACGCCGTAATCAGCCACTGCTTTGAAAGAGTGTCTGGTGGGTTGTCAACAGCAATGGTATAACCTGGAGTAGCAAAGCCAGTTTGAGCACTGCCTGTTACTGGGGTAGTTAATGTAATTGGCATAATAAATGCACCTAGTTGTGGTTAAAGGAGACGTTGTAGCACGAGAGACGCCTGATTATAGTACTGTCTGACAGTTGGGTCCTCAAAATGTAGAGTGACTTGATTGGCAGAAACGGACGGATACCAGGGGTCGCGTGTAAACGCTGTATATTTTGTCGTAGTAGTGTTGGCCTCCAGAGAAAACTTCGGAGTATCGGGTGTAACTGTAGGATCAACAACAGGGGTGTTAAAAACCCATATTGTTGTCTTCTTGTTAACAAATCCGTACCGACGACTACCACTTGGTAAACACAGAGAATCAATAAATGTACCTACATTTGTCCAATAGTCAAAGACAAATGAATAAGGTATTAGTTGATAAACTGTAGGGGCGAAATTTCGCAGATCCATTCCCACAAGCTGCATGCTCTGATTCGAAAAATCATAAAAAGCAGTGGCGCGTATGGAGTGTTTGGCGCTATATTTCTGATTCAACCAAGTATTATACGACAGTTGAAGCACGTTGCCCATGTCATTAAATTCAGCATTGCTGGAATTAACCCTGACATCGACTTCGTGCCTATGACCAACTTGATGCCATGCTTCAGCGATTGAATCAATATCACTGATAAGAGGACCAACACCGTATGTAAACTCAAGGTAGGCAGAATTAAGGGATCGGATGATATGCTTTTGGCTATCAGCGAAATCCTTAGTTCCTGACCCTCCCCGAAAATCACGTATGGCGCGAGATGCGTTAGATTGTTTTAATATCCTCTGCGTCTCTTTAAGGTACTTGCCGGCATGAACCCACGTTTGTTTCAATGGGGACCGGAGCATGGACAGAGTTTCTTTCAACTCACCAAGAAACACACCACCTTGAAATGGTGATGCGGCTTGGCGCAAAGCTTTAACAGTACGATCATCAAACTGCTGTTGGGTCTTATTAATGAGCCCATTACTAGCTTGGAAGGTTCCATTACGGAACGATGCCAGACTAATAGGGTATATCAATTTAGACCTATTCCAGTTGTCATTATCAATCATCTCAGTGTTTATGGAGTGTTCTCCATCAACATCTAAGGTGTACATTGAATATGATGACGTAGCATCACCACCATTTCTGATGGTTTGACGCCAACAGGGATTCTTCGAGCCTGAGTATACCTTGTCCGCTCCGATACTATAAGTAGTGACGGATGTTTGGACAGGTAGCCCAGGTAATTTTGTCTCAAAGATACCGGTTGCTGTAGTTTTCATATAACCTCCTATGGAATGAGTGATTCAAGCTCATCAATTAAGGATACCAACCTATTATACACATCAGGATAGCACGTATTGTTACCTACCTGTTCCTTAAGCTCATCACATAAACGTACCATTTCGGTACGGTGATCAGCGGATAGGTAATACAGGATAAGGTGACAGTGCGGGCAATGATTCCGTGGTGTGTTAAACTTAGGCATGGTATTCTCCAGAGGATGGACGTCAAATGACCCCGCGTTTCACAACGCAGCTGACCCCACCGAAACGGTG